CGATAGCCAAGTTGTATCTTTACACGCTGTCAAAAAGTACTGTGAAACAGAATCTGAAACTGGTGCAAACATAAAAATAAGAACAATCAATGAAAAGGATTTCATGGGTGGCCTGTCCTAAATGCCAAGAATACACAGATCAAAAAGTAAGAAGATCAGACCGCAACTCAAAGCACGTTATTGTAAGACGTAGAGAATGTTATGAGTGTGGTCATATCTGGCACACTATTCAATATCCAGAAATGATTGTTGAAGATATAAAAGCTAAATATATGTTGTGTGAGTAGTCGGGTGATGGATAGGCACTTCGCTTGCCCCCCTGCCTTTCCCTGCTTTACTCAGGGTTTTGTAT